TCAGGCACAAAAACAATCACATCAAACGGCGTAGCTTTTGGTGCTAGTGTAACTTTTAACGGTATTGGGGGCACTTGGTCTTTGGTAGATGCTCTGACGCTTGGATCAACCAGAACTATAACATTAACAAATGGAACGCTGACTACTAATGGGAATGCTGTTACTACTGGAGCATTTTCTAGCAGTAACTCCAACACCCGCGCATTGAATCTTGGAGCAAGCACAGTAACTTTAACTTCTACTGGGACTGCCTGGGATATCACAACGTCAACCGGCATGACTTTGAATGCCGGTACATCTAGTCTTGTGTTTACTGGCACTAGCACTTCTGTCACTATGGTAGGTGGTGGTCTTACTTACTACAACATAACGGCACCAGACTCTCTTAATACTTTTACTTTTACGAATGCAAATGGAAGTTGCAATAACTTTGTATGCAACCAAACGACTGTTGGTGAAAAGAGAATATCTTTTGCAGACAATATAACCGTTAATGGAACGCTTACTCTTGCAGGATCTTCTGGCAATAAGCGAGTAGAGTTCATTGGTGCAGTGGTAATCACGCCAAGTTTAGTAACGGCGGCGGCTATATCTCTTACTGATGTTGATTTTAGAGACATTACTGCTGCGGGTGCAGCCATACCTTGGACTGGGACTCGATTTGGGGATGAGGGCGGCAACACCAACATCACATTTACAGCGCCCAAGACCGTGTATTGGAACCAAGTAGCTGGTGGCAATTGGTTTGATGTGGCATGGGCCGCATCAAGCGGTGGTGCTGTTGCGTCTACCAATCAGCCTCTACCTCAAGATACAGCTATCTTTGACGACACCGGGATCAACGCTGGATCAACCATAACTTTTGCGTCTACAGTAAATTCCATTAGCGCTATTGATGCGTCTGGATTGACTAATGCAATCACCATTAACACTAGCGCAGCAACCACTCTAAATGCGTATGGAAGTCAGTATTGGTCTTCTGCTGTTACTTTGAGTGGAAGTACAACATTTACCTATTATAGGGGCGCAGGGTTACCAGATGGGCAGATAGACGCCGCTAATGCAACAATAACCGCGCCCTTGCAATTTTCTGGTTTTGAGACAACGCAACTGATCAGCAACCTTACGACTTCTTCCACAGCGATTTTTGGCGGGTTTAACGGGTTTACTTTAGACTTGAATGATTATGTTTTTACTTGTTCAACATTAACAAGATCACCAATTTATTCAACTTCTATCGCATTTGGTACTGGCTCAATCAACATCACAGGTAGCGGTACTACGGTATGGAGCTTTGCTGATCTAACTGGGTTCTCTTATACCGGCACCCCAACGGTGAACTTCACTTACAGCGGTAGTACGGGGACTCGGACTGTAAATAACGGAGCCACGGCGGGAGCAACTGAGTCTAATGTTGTTGATTTCAACATTACAGCCGGGACTGACACCTTTGCACCCAGCACTGGAGCATCAGTGCGAAACTTAAATTTTACGGGGTATAGCGGTACTGCTTCAATTATTAGCAGTGGTTTTATTTATGGAAACTTGACATTATCCGCCACACAGACAGTTTCTCCCTCTTCAAGTTTTACGAATTTTGCCGCAACTTCTGGCATCAAGACAATCACAACAAATGGCGTGACGATTGATAGGCCAATTATTTTTAATGGTGTCGGTGGTACTTGGGAACTTCAAGATGCGCTCACGTTAGGATCAACCAGATCAATTGGATTTTATGCGGGAACATTCACAACCAACGGTTACACCGTAACTTGCGGAAAATTTGGGAGCGTAGGTTCTTTGGCTACCGGCAACAGAACTATCAACCTTGGTTCTAGCGTTATAAATTGTATTGGATACTCAACAACATCGTCATCGTGGCAAGTTGAAGATGGTTCGTATACGTTTACTGTTAACGCTGGTACGTCCACTATTTATATGTCTGAAACTTACACCGGAGCGTCAACACAAAACTTCATTGGTGGCGGCAAGACTTACCACAACCTTGTGTACACGCAAGGCCAGCCCAGCACCATATCCGGCAACAACACATTTAACAGCATCTCCAACACTTTCCAGCCTATTAGCATCTCTTTTGAGGCTGGATCGACTCAGACTGTGGGCTTCTTTAGCTTGTCTGGTACATCTGGGAACTTGGTAACGCTTAATAGCGGCATACCCGGCACTCAATTCAACTTGGTCAATCCAACGGGGATGAATGCCAACGTGAGTTATTGCTCGATTACCGACTCTGCGGCTTCCCCTAATGGCTATTGGTACGCTTTTACGGCTAACGGCAACGTGGACGGGGGCAACAATACTGGCTGGGTGTTCTCTGGGAATGCGCCTACAGGCAACGGATTCTTGATGTTCTTCAACTAAGGAGTTCTCATGGCTGAGAAGTGGATCCAAAAAGCAATCAAGTCCCCAGGCTCCTTGCGCAAGGCGTTAGGCGTCAAAGAGGGTAAGAACATTCCCGCTAAGAAGCTGGCCGTCAAAGAGGGTGATTCTCCTTTGATGAAGAAGCGCAAGACCTTGGCTAAGACTCTACGCGGATTTGATTAATTATGAGCACAATCGCAGAAGTTGAATCAAAAATCGACGGCCACATTGATGTTTGTGCTGTCCGGTACGAAGGTATTGAAGTCCAGATGCGTGGTGTCAACGCTAGACTGAAGAGGGTCGAGGCTTTGATGATTGGAGCTGCTGCCGCAATCATTGGTCTGCTGTTGAAAATCGCCCTACATTTATGATCGACCCGATCTCAGCCTTTGCCGCTGTCCAATCTGCCGTTGCGCTGATTAAGAAAGCCAAAGCAACGGTTGACGATGTTCGCTCTTTAGGGCCGCTGGTCGGAAAGTTCTTTGAAGCAAAGCATGAGACGACAAAAGCGATAGCGCAAGCCAAGAAGTCCGGCGGCTCCAACATGGCTCAGGCAGTCCAGATTGAAATGGAGCTGATGCAACAGGAGGCCTTTGAGGCTGAACTCAAGAACCTGTTCATCTACAGCGGCAACGCTGATGTGTGGGCCAAGATCGAGGCGCGCGTCGCTGAGGCCCACCGCGCAGAGATTGAAGAAGCCCGCGCCGAAAAAGCCCGAGCTGCCAAGCATAAGAAGGAAATGGCCGAACTGGTCGATGTGATGACAGCAATTTTCATCGCCGTCGTCGTGGTTGGCGTAATTTTAATGTTCGTATACCAAGCGGTGACGTACTAATGCTTACTCTACTTTCCACCCTCATCAGCTTCTTGATGTCAGGAACGCCTAAGTTCTTGGAATTTTTTCAAAACAAGGCTGACAAGAAGCACGAACTGGATCTGGCGCGGATGCAAATTGAGCGCGAGGCGGAGATGCGCAAGCTGGGCTTCGAGGCCCAAGCCCGTGTTGAAGAGATCCATTTACATCAGATCGAGATGCAGTCGTCAGCTGCCGTGACGCAATCCGTCATCGGCGCGCAGCAGGCCGAGATGCAAGCCATCTACCAGCACGACACGGAGATCGGCAAGGGGGCGGCTCAGTGGGTGACCAACCTGCGCGCTGCCACGCGGTCGATCCTGACGCTGGGGTTCTTCTTCTTGCTGGTGCTGATCGATATAATGATCTTTATTCATGGCTGGCAAACAGGTGCCAACTTCAAAGAAATGGCCGAGATGCTATGGGATGAGGACACGCGGATCATGTTCGCCGCAATCATCACGTTTCATTTTGGTGGCCGGGCGTTTGGCAAGTGAACGTCAGCCCCAAAGCAATTCAAATGATTCGTCACCATGAAGGTGTTCGAAACCGTCCATACCGTTGCCCAGCAAAGTTATGGACTATAGGAGTTGGTCATGTCATGTACCCAGATCAAGCCAAGATTCCTTTGGATCAAAGAGACTCTGTGCAACTACGTGACAGTGACAACCGGGTTTTTTCGCCGGAAGAAATAGATGCAATTCTTCGACACGATCTGGAACGCTTTGAGCGAGGCGTCGAACGGTTCTGTCCTGTTCCTCTTACACAAGGTCAGTTTGACGCTATTGTGTCTTTTAGCTTTAACGTCGGTCTGGGCACACTTCAGCGAAGCACGCTCCGTCAGAAGGTTTTGCGCTCAGACATGGAAGGCGCTGCGGAAGAGTTTCTGAAATATTGCATGGCGGGGGGAAAGATCCTCCGGGGCCTGGAAAACCGTCGGAAAGACGAGCGAGCGCTATTTTTGTCCTAGTCGGTAAAATGAACAACTTGTCAAAAAGAAAGTCCGGGTGTAAAATTCGGTCTAAGACTGCCAGCTTTCAACAAGGACACGCCGGATGACAACTGCTGCTATGATGACATACGACAGCTTAGTCAACGACATCAGGACTTACCTTGAGCGTACTGACACGGCTACATTAGACAAGATTCCCACCTTCATTATGTTGGCCGAGCAAGTCTTGGCCGCAGAATTGAAGTTTCTGGGGAACCTGATTGTTGTTGAGTCAACGATGGTGCAGGGGGAGGCAATCATTGCCAAACCTGCCCGCTGGCGCAAGACTGTATCTATGAATGTCACGGTTGCCGGCAAAAAGCAGCCTGTATTCATTCGTCGGTATGAGTATCTGAGAGAGTATTGGCCAGAT